CGCGATTCGCCGTACGGCATCGCCGGCTCACCGGAGCAGGGATCGGAGCTGCGGCTCCTGTCCAGAGTGGACCCCGACGTCGGTGTATCGCTGCGCGGCCTCGTGCGTCCGCGGGCGGTGGGCTGATGAACCTCGCCGCCGTCATGGATGCCGTGTCGACCCGGCTGGACACCATAGCCAACCTGCGGTGCTTCGCGTACCCGCCGGCCAAGCTGACACCGCCGGCCGCGGTCGTGTCCTACCCCGAGACCTACACGTTCGACGAGACGTACGGCCGCGGCTCCGACCGGATGACGCTGCCCATCGTGCTCGTGGTGGGGAGGGTGTCCGACCGGTCCGCCCGCGACGAGTTGGGCGCCTACTGCAACGGCACCGGCGCCCGGTCGGTCAAGGCGGTATTGCAGTCGGGGACGTACACCGCGTTCGACTCGCTGCGCGTGGTGTCGATCGACTTCGACGTGGTGTCCATCGCCGGCGTCGACTATCTCGCGGCGCTGTTCGACCTCGACATCTTCGGCCCAGGGAGCTGACCCATGGCGTTCGTCCACGGCAAAAACACGTACATCTCGCTGAACGCCGTGGACCTGTCGGCGTTCACCAACACCTCCGAGTTCGAGCGCGGCGCCGACTCGCACGACGTGACGACGTACGGCAAGAACGATCATGTTTTCTCCGGCGGGCTGGGCAACAACCGGGCCACGATGGGCGGCGTCTACGACAACGGGGCGGCCGGGCCGCGGGACACTATCGAGCCGCTCGTCGGCACTGTCGTGACGTTGGTTCGCCGGCCGGAGGGCACCGGGTCGGGCCTGCCTCAGGACTCGGTTTCGGTGCTTGTCGAGAAGTACGTCGAGTCGAGCCCGGTCGCGGACATGGTCACGTGGTCGTGTGAGATGCAGTGTTCCGACGCCGTCACGTCCACCAACCAGTAATAAGGGAGAAGTCGGTATGGGCGCGTTGGTAGCAACGACTCCGGACCGGGACGGCACCGTCGTATCGGGTGCGGCGGTGGCCGCGTCAGACACGATCGCCGCGGCGATCATCGGCCAACGCGGCTGCTACCTGGAGATCATCAACGGTGGCGGCAGCCCCGACGACATGACGATCTCCGACGCGAGCCTCACGCCGACCGGTGCGGCCGCCGCGGCGAACGCGCCGACGGTGACCAACGGCACCTCCAAGGTGTTCCTCATCGTGCCGCAGCAGGTGAACACGTCCACTGGTGTGGTGACGGTCACCCACTCATTCACCACGTCCGTGACCTACAAGCTGTACCCGTTGGGGTGAGGACTGTGTCTCATGTAGACGATGACCTGAAGGCCCGGCTGTTGAAGCCCCGCCTCGCGGAGGCCGACGTCGATGTGCCCGGTATCGGCACGGTACGTGTACGGGCCCTCAACCGGATCGAGGCGATGCACGTTCAATCCGCCAAGGGCAACGAGGCGATTGAGCGTCGGATGCTCGCGTTGGGCATGGTCGAACCTGCGATGACGGAGGCCGAGGTCGGGCAGTGGCAGAAGGCTTCGCCCGCCGGCGAGCTGGAAGCGGTCACGGAGAAGATCACCGAACTGTCGGCGCTGGGCGGCGACGCCGACAAGGAGGCGTACAAAAGCGTTCGAGGCGAACCCGGACCTCGAGTTCCAGTTCTTCCTGGCGCAGAAACTGGGCATGACGGTGGCCAGCCTCCGAACGGAGATGAGTAACGACGAGTACCTCCGCTGGTGTGTGTACTTCGCGAGGAAGGCGCAGCGGGAAGAGCTGGAGATGTTGAAGACCAAGAGGTGAGGTGGGGGGCAGTGCGTGACGCGATCCGGATCGACGGCCTCACCGAGTTCACCCGCAACCTCGCCCAGTTCGAAGCTGCCCTCCCGCGGGCGCTGCGCCTCGCGACGGGCGACGCCGCCGACGCTGTTGTCGACTACGCGCGGCCGCGGGTGCCCCGCCGGACCGGCCGGGCGCGGCAGTCGCTGCGGGCCACGTCCATCGGCGGCGCGGTGCGGCTGACCGAGGGAGGCCCGCGCGCGCCGTACATGCCGTGGCTCGACTTCGGCGGCCGGGTCGGGCGCCGCGGCAGCGTCCACCGGCCCTACCTGAGGCGGGGCCGCTACCTCCACAAGGGATACATAGTCAAGCGGGACACCGGCGTGATCCAGAAGGTACTGAGCCGGGCGCTGCTCAACGCCGCCGACCGGGCCGGGATCGAGGTCACATGATCGGCGGCCGGAACCAGGTCACGTTGACGTTCGACGGCGATTCCGACCCGCTGGAGCGGGTGTTCGCCCGGGTCGGCGACGCCGCCCGCAGGATGACCCGCCGCGTCAGCGACTCGTCGCGGTCGCTCGGCGGGTTCGTCAAGGCCGGCGCCGATGCGGCGGTCGGGTTCGGCCAGTCGTTCTCCGCGAAGCTCGCCCCGATGTTGGCCAGCCCTATGTCTGTCGCGCTGGTGGGAGCTGCTACCGCCGCCGCACCGGCAATGGCTGCGGCCGTGACCGCCGGGCTGCTGATGGCCGTCGGCGGCGGTGTCCTCATAGCTGGCATCGTGACCGCCGCGAGAGACCCAGCGGTCGCTGCCGCGTTCACGGGCTTGGGCACCCGCGCCAAGGCGGCGTTTGCCAACTTCGGCACCCCGTTCAAGGCGCCGCTGATCCGGGCCGCAGACACGTTCGGCGACGCCCTCGAGCGGATGGCGCCGGCGCTGAACCGCATGGGCGCGATGATGGCGCCGATCATCGACGTGCTCGCGCCGGCGTTGGCGCAGATGTTCGAGAAGGCTCTACCCGGCATCGAGAAGGCGGTCGCGGCCAGCATTCCCCTGTTCATCACACTCGCCGAGCATGCCCCCGCAATCGGCGAGGCCACCGGGAAGTTCTTCGAGATCGTCGCCAAGGGCGCGCCGGCCGCCGTGCGATTCCTGGACATCATCCTGAAGGTCGCCGAGGTTGCGCTACCTCTGCTCGGCCAGGCGCTGCGCGGGCTGAGTGAATACTTCGCATTCACGTACGGCGCGTGGCTGGCCATCTTCAACGGGATCAAGGCGGGCTGGAACGGGCTCATCGGGTTTTTCCGGGGGCTGCCCGCTCGGGCGGGTGCGGCGTTCAGCGGCATGTTCGACGGGGTCAAGAACGCGTTCCGGTCGGCGCTGAACTGGGTGATCGACCGGTGGAACAACTTCCACATCCCGGGCCTTGCCACACCGTTCGGGACGCTCGGCGGGTTCAACACGCCGAACCTGCCGCGGATGCACTCCGGCGGCGTGGTGCCCGGGCCGCCCGGCTCGGAGGTGGTGGCGCGCCTGCAAGCGGGTGAGCGGGTCACCCCGGCCGGCGCGTCTAACCGGGTTGTCCTCGAGGTCCGCTCGGGCGGGTCGGCCATGGACAACTTCATCGCCGAGATGATCCGCAAATATGTCCGCGTGAACGGCGGCAACGTTCAGACCGTTCTAGGCACCTAACAGGAGACGACACGATGCACAGGTACAAGACCTGGAACGGGGCCATGCCGACCACCGCGGCGCAGTTGGCGGTCACCACGGGCACGGCGATCAAGACGATGCTGCAGCTCGCGACGCCGTCGACCCGGCAGATACAACTCATCGCGTGGGGGTTCAGCGTCGATGACCCGCCCGGCGCCGACGCCGTTGTCGAGCTGTTGCAGACCGACGTGGCGGCGACCGTCACCGCGCACGTGGCGGCCGGTGTGCAGCCGTTGGACCCGAACGCCCCGCCGTCGCTGCTGACGCTCGGCGTCGCGGCGACCGGGTACACAGCGACGGCGGAGGGTGCGACCACCGCGACGCGGGTCTTCGACGTGGTGTCGCTGTCCTCAACGTCGGGTGAGTCGCCGCTGACCTACACCTACCAGTTCATGCCCGACGAACGCCCGATCATCGCCGTGTCGCGGTTCCTGCGCGTCCGCGCGACCACACCCACCACCGCCGTCGACATGCGGTGCTGGGTTGTCTGGGACGAATAGCCGGTGAGCCCCGCCGTCGCGCCCCTGGTCGCCGGCTGGCGGCTGCGCCAGCCATGGCCCGGTGCGGTGCTCGCCGGCCCGTCGCAGGGTGGGCAGGGGCCAGCCACGTTCCCGGCGACGCTGCTGGAGCTGCACGTCGAACTGTTCATCGGCGGGGTGTGGCTGGACATCACCAGCGACGTCCGCTACCGCGACGCCACGGTCATAATCAACCGGGGTCGGATGAACGAAGGGTCCCGCGTCCAGGCGTCCACGGCCGAGTTGGAGCTCGACAACCGGACCGGCAAGTACAGCCCCCGTAACCCGACCGGCCCCTACTACGGGCTGATCGGCCGGAACACCCCGATCCGGATCGCGGTCCGCGGGGACTACCGGTTCCACGGCGAGGTGTCGTCGTGGCCGCAGACGTGGGTGATGTCCCACGCCGAGGTGTGGACGCCGATCGAGGCGGCCGGGATCCTCCGCCGACTCGGGCAGGGTGTCAAGCCGCTACGGTCTGCGCTGTACCGGGCGATCACACGGTCCGACGCCGTCCTGTACTGGCCGTTGGAGGACGGTCCAAACTCCAGCCAGGCAGCCCCGGCCATCGGCGGCGACCCGCCCCTGCGGGTGACGTTCACGTCGGGCCCCGGCGAGTTCCCGTTCGGCGCGGAAGGGCCCCCGGGCGGCGGGTTCACCGTCGACGCCACCGGCGACGGGGACACCATCATGGGCCTGAGCGGTGCGATAACCAGCCCGCTCGGCGCTACGCACAAACAGTTCATGCACCAGTCGGTGTGGCGGGCCGATCTGTCGTTCACCCCGTCGGACAGCACGCCGATCACGCTGTACACCACCGACTCCCTCGTGTGGTTCCCGAAGATCACCGCCGCCGGCAACCTGGGCCTGCGGGTCTTCGACCTGGCCGCTTTCGCCGAGGTGGTCACCCTCGACAGCGGCATCAGCATCATCGACTCCACGTGGCATCACATCGCGTTCTCCGTCAGGCAGTCCGGCGCGAACCTGAACGTCAAGCTGTACCTCGACGGCGTTGAGGTAGAAGACGACACACTCGCCGGCCGGACCATCGGCGGGTTCAAACGGGTCACCCTCAACGTCGGTGTCCCGAACAGCCCACGGCTCGGCCACATGTACCTGACGGAGTCGGCGTCAACGACCGCCGGCGCGCTGTCGGTCGACCCGGAGCACATCGACGCGATCTACGGGCATCCCGGTGAGACCGCCGCGGACCGCATGACCCGGCTGTGCACCGAGGAAGGCATCGCCCTTCAGATCATCGGCACCGCTGGCGACACCGCGCCGATGGGCGCCCAGCGGCCGGAAAAGCTGGTAGACCTGCTATTCGAGGCAGCCGAGGCAGACCAGGGGATCCTGTTCGAGCCGCGCGACGCGTTCGGTTTCGCCTACCGCACCCGGGTCAGTCTCTACAACCAGCCCGCCAAGGCGACCCTCGAGGTGCAGGGTTTCCACCTGACTGCCGTGCCGCTGCCCGTCGAGGACGACCGGCTGATCCGCAACGACGTGACCGCCATCCGGGTCGACGGATCGAGCTACCGGTACATCGTCACCGAGGGTCGGCTGTCCACATTGGACCCGCCCGACGGGGTTGGCACCTACGACATAGACCTGCGGGTCAACGTGGAAGACGACGCGCAGCTACCCGACATCGCCGCGTGGGTGGCGCACGTCGGCACGTTCGACGACGTCCGGTACCCCGATGTGAGCGTCGGGTTGCACACGTTGGAGGTCGTGGCTGACCCGCTTTTGCCGACCAACATTCCGGCCGTGGACATCGGCGACCGGTTCGTGATGAACAACCCGCCGGTGTGGCTGCCGCCGGATCAGATCCAGCAGCTTGTGCAGGGCTACACCGAGGAACTCGGCGGGCACCTGCGGACCCTCGTTTGGCATTCGACGCCGAGCGGGCCGTACGACGTGGCGGTCCTCAACGACCCGGTGCGCGGCAAGGCGGACACGGCCGGGTCGGAGCTGGCCGAAGCGCTGGCCTCCGGTACGACCCAGTTCGACGTGGCCACCACGAGCGGCCCGCTGTGGACCACCGACGATGCCGAGTTCCCGTTCGACGTGCGCTGCGGCGGTGAGCGCATGACGGTCACCGACGTCGCGGCGTCCGCGCCGACCTTCAACGCGACCGGGGCCGCGGCGCACGCGGTCGACGCGGCCGTCACACCGACGATGCCGTCGCACCTGACCGGCAGCCTGCTGCTGTGCCTCGCTGCGATCCGCAACTCCGGTACCGGTTTCCCGGACACCCCGGACGGCTACACCCGGCTGCCGGTCTTCGACGCCGGCGCCAACGTGCAGCTCTTCGCGCGGATCGCCGAGTCAGCGTCGGAGGCCGCACCAACGATCACGTTCAGCGGCAGCGTCGCCGGCGCCGACACCAGCGCGCAGATGTGCCGCTGCAACGGCAAGTGGTACGACGTCGCCAACATCATCTCGGCCAAGGCAGCCTGCCTCAACGTGTCCGCGCAAGACATCGCCTACCCAGGGCTGACCATCCTCGAGGACAACTGCATCGTCTTCTACATCGGGTGGAAACAGGACGACTGGACGTCCGTCGCGGCGATCGCCGGTGCCACCGAGATCGGGGAACCCGACACCACCACCGGAGACGACCAGGGCATGGTGTGGGACCGGGTGGTGCAGACCACCGCCGCGCACATTCCGGCGGGTGCGTTCGTGGTCACCGGCGGCGCGGCGGCGATCAGCCGCGGCGCGGTCGTGGCGTTGCGCTGCGACGCGCAGGAGTTCACCGTCACCCGGTCGGTCAACGGGGTCGTCAAGTCACACGCGGCCGGCGCGGACGTCCGGCTGTGGACACCGCTCGTACTAGCCAAGTAGGAAGGTGCCGGTATGCCGTTCCTCGCCGGCCAGACGGTCACTGCGGCGGACCTGAACCTGGCCACGCAGAAGGTCATTGCGCGGGGTCGTCGGGTCACCACGTCGGCCGGCACCACCAGCATCGTCGGGATCATGCGTCTCGACGACAAGCCGGTCCTCGCCGGCCGCACCTACAAGATCTCCGCCGGCCCGCTGCAGCTCGACTCGACGGTTGCGAACGACCACATCCGGGCGGTGATCACGTACACGACGGACGGGTCGACGCCGACCACGGGGAGCGCCACTCTGCCCGGCGCGGTCGCCGAGGGGCAGCAGGACAACATCGCGTTCGGCGAGACGCGGACGATTGAAACGACGTACACCCCGGCCGCCGACGAGACGCTGTCGCTGCTGCTGTGTGTGCAGCGGATCAACGGGACGGGCACGGTCACGCTGGTGGGCAGCGCCGACTTCGACTTGGAGATGAAGATCGAGAACGCTGGCGAAGACGTCGGCGACACCGGCACGGACACTTAGGGGGCTGGCCCATGGCGGGTGATCACGCAGACGTGCCGTTCGTCCAGGCGAAGAAGTTCGGCACCGGCCGGCCCGACGGCCCACCGCTGTGGATCGTCTGGCACACCATGGAAGAGGACGAGCTGCTGGACACCGCCGAACGGGTGGCCCGCTACTTCGCCACCCTCCCCGACGGCCGCTCTGTCAGCAGCCACTACTGCGTCGATGGCAACTCGATCGTGCAGTGCGTCCTGCTGCGGCACCGGGCGTGGACCGTCGGCAACACCCCCGGCAACAACCGGGGCATCAACGTCGAGCTGGCCGGCCGCGCGGCGCAGACCGCGGCGCAGTGGGCCGACCCGTACTCCCGGTCGATGCTCGGCATCGCCTGCGGGATCGTCGCCCGGGACATGGACGAGTACGAGATCCCCAACCGGTGGTGCACAGTCGCGGACCTGCTGGCCCGCCGGCCGGGCCACACCACCCACAACGATCTTCGTTTGGCGTTCGGCGGCACCACCCACACCGATCCCGGTGCGGCGTTCCCCCGCGATCTGGTGCTCGCGCTCGTCGCGGGCGGAGGAGAGGACGACATGGACCAGACCGACGAGCTGTTCTACAAGACGCCGCACAATCCCACCCGGAAGGTGGGGCACGTGCTCACGGACGTCAGTAACCTGCGCGACGCGCTGATCGACGAGACCGACGCGGTGCCGGGCGACCCGGCCTACCCGAAGGCCGGGTCGATCCTCGGCCGGCTCCTCACCGCCGCGGAAGCGCCGACCGAGCCGGCGCAGGTCGACGTCGACGAGCTTGTCGAAGCGCTGAAGCCGCACCTCGAGGCGGCGGCCGAGGCCGCGGTGCGCAAGGTGCTCGGCGGGCTTGACGGCGCCGTTCCACCACCGCCGCCCACCGGCTAAGCCAATGGCACGCCGCCGCCAGCTCACCGTGCTCGTGCCGCTCGAACACAACCCGCTGGAGCTGTGGCTGCTGACCGTCTGCCTGGTCTCCGGCGTGGCCGGCTTCGTCAACGGCCCGCTCGACGACGGGATCCCCGCGTGGGCGCGGCTGCTCTGGTACGTGCTGCTGTTCGCAGGCGGCGCGGTGTACTTCGTCGGCGTGTGCGTCCGCGACGTCATCACCAGCACGCTGATCGTGCGGGCCGCGCTGATCCCGGTCGGGTTCGGCGCGTACCTGTGGGCCGTACCGGCGGCCATGCTCGGCGGTCTGCTCGGCGGCGTGCTCGTGGCCGCGTTCGGCGTGGCCGCGCACTGGCGGGCTGTGCAGCTCACCAACTACCTCTGGCGGACGAAGGTGCCTCTGTGAACGTGTTCCTGGCCGCGCTGCTGGGGCTTATCGGCACGGTGCTCGGCGGCGGCGGCGGGTTGTACGCGCTGCTGACCGTGCGGGCGGCGCGGCGGCGCATCGTGGCGCAGGCCGATGAGACGGTCGCCGGGGCGGCGCGGGTGCTGATCGGCGGGGCGGCCGACTTGGTAGAGCCGTTGAAGCGGGAGCTGGGCGAGGTGCGCGCTGATCTGCGGCAGGTGCGCCGCGACGCCGACGCGCTGGACCGCCAGTTGCGCCGACTCATCGCGATGATCCACGACCCGTACATGACCATCGACCGGCTGCGGGTGATGGTCGGCGAGCCGGGCACCAACTAAGGGAGAATGATCATATGCGTAGGTGGCTTCGGCTCGACGCCCTCAACCGGGCGTGGCGCACCGTCCTACAAGGCATCGCCGTCGCCGTGCTCGCCGCGGCCGGCGACGCCGCGATACAGGTGGTGCAGCGGGCGCTCGTAGACGCCGCTGTGGGACAACCGATGGACTGGACGCAGGTGCGGACCACCGCGGCGTACGCGGCCGGCACGGCGGCGCTGATGGCGATCGCGGCGTACCTGCACCGGAAGAAGCTCGACCCGTCGCCGATCCCGTCCGCGCAGCCCCCGGCGCCTCCCGCGCTGCGGCCGGCCGAAGCGGCTTCCGCCGCGATGCAGCCGACGACGCCACGATGAGACAGCAAAACGCCCCCGACCTCGAGGTGAGGTCGGGGGCGTTTGCCGTGTCGGGTCAACACTCACATGTGCCCAACTCACAACCGCTGGCCGGGTTCGGGTCGCCCGGCGGGATCCTGCCGTGCGGAACCTGACAGGCGCAGTCCATGTCGCAGCCGTGCTGGCGGTGATTCGCTGTGTAGTGATCGCAGGCCGGGCAACGGAATCCCTTAGCCGGCATGGGCAGGCCGCTACTGCGTACCTGCGATCTCGCCGGCTGACGCTCCAGTGCGTCGGCGATGCGTTCCAGGGGCGGCAGCGATGCGGCAGAGTGCTTCGTCGTCCACGTCGTCATCCTCTCGTCGTGGGGTTGGCCTGGTGGCTCGGGCAGGTGCCGGACCCCGTTTGTCGGGTTCCGGCACCACCCCAGTCATCAGACGAGCGCCGGGCTGACCGGCGCGTCAGCCGGCACGTACCCGTCGCGCATCTCGGCCAACTCCCGCTCGGCGCGCTTGCGGGCCTTCGTGATCGCGCCCTTCTGCGCCGGGGTCAACGTCGCGGCCTTCGCGTGCCGGCGGCAGGTGCACCCCGGCTCGCAGCGGCGGGCGGTACGCGCGGGCGGCGCCGGGGCGGCGATCAGCCGACCGGAGTACCACTCGGCGAACACGAACACGCCGACCACGAGCACGCCGTAGAGCCGCTGGCCGAGGTTGTCGCCGGCCATCACGTTGCACGTCAGGGACAGCAGCCCCATCGCGGCGGTGATCTTCAGGCCGGCGCGGCGGGTCGACTCGGCGAACCGGTGCGAGCGGCCGATGAGGCCGAGGACCGCGAAGCCGTCGACCAGGAACGGGACGGTCCACGCCTCCCAGCCCAGGCCGAGGGTGTGGCTGACGTCGATGATGTGCATGAAGCTGATGCTGGCGGCACCGGCCATGAACAGGGTGACGATCGTCTTGACGGTGATGTAGGTCCAGTTGTGGGTGCGCACTGTGTGTCCTCCGGGACGTTGGCCGCGCGAGCACCGCCGAAGCGTGCTACGAGCGCGGGACTAAAAGCTTGGGGCTCGACCGGCGAAGCGCTACAGCGGGTCGCAGTTCTGCTGCGCGTTCCGGACTCACTTCGCCGGTCGAGCGTTGCTGGCCTGGCGGCCACCGCGTCAGCCCAGCGCGGCTGGGCTGCACGGAAGCGGTCAGATCCGGGTGATCGAGGTCACCGTGACGTCGAGTTTGCCGGCCGCCTCGTAGTAAACGATGGCCGCGTCGGCTGCCCCTTCGGGGTGGTACGCCATGATGTTGCGCTCCGTCCGGGTGACCCTGGCGCCTGCGTTGGGACCGCGCCCCCGGGGGTTGGTGTAGGTGACCGTCACGGCGTACTGGTCGAGCCCTGCGAACTGCATGCCCTCTCCTTTGTCCGGGGGCTTGCTTGCGTGGGTCTGGGGGGAGTCGAACCCCCGGCGTTAGGGCTTACTGGTGGCGGTCGTACCCGGCCTGACTGCCGCTTCCCGCGGACCCTTGGTTGGTGCTTGGTTGCCCCTGGCAGCTTGCTCTGCGGTGGGATCTGATCTCGGTTTCCCTGGGGCCGCTATCCTCTTGTACCTCTAGTATGACACGCCAGCGTGTCGGGCGCAAGGGTAGACGCGTGACGCTTGCCACGCTAGGGTGTCAGTATGACCGAGCCGCTGCCGATCGTCGACCGCTGGCAACTCGACGAGAACTTCCTCGCCGAATGCCCGCGGGAAATGGACGCGGACCCGCGGTGGATCACAGATGGGCTGGCCGAGACTTATGGCACGAATCCGCATCGAGGTCGACGGCAAGCTAGCCCTTACCGTCGCCCAGGTCGCCGCCGAGTTCGACCTACAACCTGAGTCGACCCGCACGGTGATCAGGCGCCTCGGCGTCGAGCCGGTTGCGCATCTCGACGCGCGTACCCCGCTGTATGCGGCTGTGCTGCTGCGGAAGGCGATGAAGGCCCGGCCGGGCAAGGGCGCCAACCTGCGGAAGAGCTAGCGGCGCTCGCAGACAACCCCGTCGCCGTCGCGGTCCTCATACCACGCGTACTCCGGATCAACACCACGTCGGTACGGCCCCAACAGATGAGCATTCGCCTCCGCGCACGTCTCAAACCGCGGATCGAGCACGGCCGCCGCGCTGGTCGGCGCCTGCGACGCCGCGGCAGTCGTGACGATGTTCACCGGGGTCGGCGGCGCGCCCGGCGGACTCGTGAACAGCGCCCGGCCGCACACCCCGCACACCACCAGAACGATCACGGTTGCGCTGCCGATGGCGATCAGCCAGGTGCGTGCATTGCTGCGGCGAGGGCGGGGCGCGGCTGGGGGCGGGGTCACGGTCGGGGACGGTAGCGGCCGCCCGTACATGGTCACAAGAGGCCATCCGAATCAGGCCCGGCCTCCACGGTGGGCAGGGCATCGACGCGGACCAACACCTGCGTGTGCCTCGGCGGCCGGTCCTCGACGTACCGCGCGCCCTCGATCCACACCTCCGTGCCGCCGTAGAACTGGGACAGTTCGTTGAGGACCCGCTGTACCCGCAGCCGTAGCCGCCCGTTGCCGTACTTCCACTTGCCCTCAGGGATGTCGATCAGCGTGCCCTCAGGGATGTCGACGTCGGTCATGGTGTCCCCCAGCCGAGCGCGTCGCCGAGCAGGCCAGCGAGGACGCGCTGGCTCATCCGACGTCGCGCGAGCAACGCTCGGACCTCCTCGGCGACCTGGTCGCTGAGCGTTCTTACGCCCTCCATGGGTGTGGTCGTCATGCCGTAAGGATGATGCCATCCCGGTATCACGTCAACCCGTTCGGACGAGTTGTGTGCCGACCACTTGACGTTGTCACGGATACCGTGACATGGTTCCGGAATGCCAAGCAATGTTCGGGACCAGATAGCGGCCGAAGTCCGGGCCGAGTTGGCCCGGCAGCAGAAGACGCAGCGTCAGGCGGGCGAGGTGCTGGACCTGCCTCAGCCGTCGGTGCAATTGCGCCTGAAGGGCGAGCGTGCCTTCCGCGCCGAGGAGCTGGTCAAGCTCGCCGCTTGGCTCGGAGTACCGGTTGAGCAGTTCCTGCCCGCCCCTGCGAGCGCCGGCCATGCGCAGTGAACGCGCGCCAGACACGTGGACCCAAGCGGTCACGCGGCGGCCGGGCGGGCAAAGGTCCCTCTGGGCCGGCAGGTCGCCGACCGGGGCCAAAGATGCTGGGCTGTCCCTTGTCGATCGTCGTCCCGGTCGGGCTGCTCGTGCTCGTCGCCGCGCTCTGCGCCGGGTGGATCGGCTGATCATCCGCGCCGCGTGCGCAGCGGTCGCCGTCATCGGCCTCGCGATCGTCGTCGCCGGCATCTACCCCTTGGCTTGGGTCGCCGACGTCGCAGGGTCACTCGGGCTGGCCGGCATGTTCGCAGCCGGCGGCTTCACCGCGCTCGTCACCGGCCGCCGGACCAAACCGGCCACCAGCCAAAACGACAGCGGGCCGCGCTTTCCCGCGACCCGCTGAGCCCCAGACCGCGCGCACCCTCGAGAGGAACCGGCCCAGATGCCAGACACGGTACCAACCCCCACCGACAGCAACCGCCGCGACGCGACCGACGAGGCGGCGCGCGATGGGCGCTGAAGACCTCCACCCCGAACTACCACGCGCCAGCGTCAGAGCGCTCGCCCGCGCCCGTGCCGAGGCCACAGCCGCATGGGAGTCCGTGCGGATCTGGCGCCACGGCGGCCCGGACGAGTACACCACTGCGGGGCAGAACGCGATCACCCACATCAACCGGGCGATCAGCCACCTCGAGCACACTCGCGGCGCGCTGCTCGCAGAGCAGGAACTCGTCACGCAGCAGCCTCCCCAGCCGGCCCCGGATACGCCGAGTCCGTCCGGGGCCGGCACCCCAGACGCCGGCAGCCTCGATCCCAACGATTTGGGGTGCCCCAGCACAGCTACCGAGGCTGCCGGCCAACATCCCGGGGAGGCCGCATGAGCCGCAAACCAAACACACCCCGCTACCGCGGCGGCCGCGGATCCTCCCACCCAGGCGGGCGCGGCCTCGGCCGCGGCGGCGGCAACCGGCCCGGCGGTATCCGGCCACCCGGCACCGGCAGCAAGGGCTGCGCGTTCTCACCGATCGTCGCCGTCCCAATCGCCGCGCTGATCCTCACGCTGATCCGGGTTTTCGCATGACCGCCGCCGTCGAAGACCTCGGAGGCAAAACAGTGATCAAGGCACGCGGAATGGCACACGGTCGGCCGCTGATGCTGCTCGGCCTGTCCGGCGAGAACGTCACGCGGCTGATGGCCGGCGAGCCAATCCAGTTCGACGGCGACCAGCTGGGCTTTGACGGCGTCGTTGTCATCGTCGGAGGCCGCACCGAGGCGGCCATCATCGCCGAGCTAGAGCGGTTCGGCGTGCTCGACGACAGCACGCAGAGGCACGGGTGAACCGGATGGCTACAGTTACGGGCCGCCGCGTCACGCCCACCGCGGTCCGCGTGCTGCCCGCCGACGCCGACCGCGCCGAGTGGCTCGCACGCCGTCGCGAGGGCATCGGCTCGTCCGACGTCGCCGCCATCCTCGGCGTCGCCGACAAGGCCACCGCCCTGCACGTCTACCGCGACAAGCGCGGCGAGTTGGTCGACAAGGACAACGAGTACGCCCTCTGGGGCCGTGTCCTAGAGGAGCCCGTCGCCCGCGAGTGGGCCCGCCGCAACCGGTCGGTCGTTCAACGCGTGGGCTTGGTTGCCTACGTCGGAGAGCCGTGGGCGCTGGCCACTCTCGACCGGCGCGTCGCCGAATGCCCACTTGACCGCACCGCCCGGCAGGCGTGCGCGCTCGAGGTCAAGACCCGTAACGCGTTCGTCGCCAACCGGTGGCGCGCCGACGTACCCGACGACGTCCTCGCCCAAGTCACCTGGCAGATGCAGGTCACCGGCTACGACCACATCCACGTGGCGGTGCTCATTGGCGGCAACGACTACCGGCAGACCACCGTCCGCCGCGACATGGCAATCGCCGGGTACATGGTCGGCGAGGTCAAACGGTTCCGCGACGAGCACCTCCTGCCAGGCGTGCCGCCGCCGCACGACCCGACCAAGGCCGACGCGGTCATCGAGCTGGACAAGCTGATGCACCGCGACAGCCGGGCCGGGTCGATCGACGTCGGCCTCGACGCGGTCGGGGAGCTGCTCGACTACGCCACCGCACAGGCCGACGAGTCCGACGCGAAGCGGCGTAAGAAGGCCGCGCAGGCGGCGATGGCGCTCGCGGCCGACGGACACCAGACGGTCACGACCGACGGCGAGTTGGCGTGGTCGTACCGGCCCGGCCGGCACCGGGCGTGCGACATGGATCGGCTCGCCGAGCAGTTCCCGGACGCCTACGAGGCGTGCGTCACCGACAAGCCCACACACACGCTGGTGATCGCGCCGGCGTACCGGCACCCGAGGAGCAGTTAGTGACGAGCGACCTGCGGCAGCGCGCCGCCGCGGCCACCACCGGCGGCCATCCCGAGCCGCTGCCCACGGCCGCGGTTGAGCTGGTCGTGTCCGACCCGCTGCCCGACATCGAGTACACCGACCCAGTCACCGACGCCGAGCGGGTACCCGTCCACGTCGCGTGGGCCCGCGTCATGGCCGACGTCCAGTCGATCACCAAGGGCGACCGGCGCAACGATCCGGGCGGCAAGTACATGTTCAGGGGCGTCGACCGGGTCGTTAACGCCGTCGGGCCGGCGCTTCGCCGGCACGGCGTGCTCGTGCTGCCCACCCGCGTCCTCGCCGTCGACTACCGCGAGACCCGGACGAAGAACGACGCCGTCATGCAGGAATGCACCGTCACCGTGCAATGGACCGTCCGCGGCCCGCTCGGCGACGACCTGCCGCCGCTGGAGTCCGCCGGCCAAGCCACCGACACCCAGGACAAGGCCACCGCGAAGGCGATCTCCGTCGCGCAGCGGGTGCTGTTCCTCGCCGCGCTGCACATCCCCACCGAAGACCCCGACGTCGACAAGGGCCACGACCGGGGCGAGCAGCCGATCCCGAAGGCGTCGGACTACCGCGACGAGGCGCTCCACCCGGGCACGTCACTCGGCCGGCTGCGGCAGATGCGCGGCGAGGTGACCCGCCACGGGCTGGCCGCCACACCGGTGGTCAACGAGGTCGGCGACGACGAGGCGCTGCTCGCGCTGATCGACCGGGTCGGCCGCGAGCGCAAGTCCACTGGGGACGGTGCCTGATGGACACCGCCGCCGCCCTCGCCCTGCTTGACCAGGCATACGCCCGCAGCCGCGACGCCGTCAACTTCCAAACCGCTGCCATCCGCTACCTACTCAGCCTCGGCCGCCCACCCCGCTTGATCGTCGCGAAACTGTTCCTCGGAGCCCTCGGCGGGGACCCAGGATCCATCGCCAACTCCCTGGCGTACGCCACCTGCCGGCTCGCCAGCCTCCCCGACGCCCCACCCCCAGCCTGGAACGACGAGACCGCCGCAGGCGCGGACGACGAACTGCTCGGGATCGTCACCGCAACCCGAGGCATCCTCGACCACGCCGAGCCGGCCGCGGTGTGGGCGATGTCGCGGGAGGCCGCCCTCGACGGTAACCGCGGTGACCGACTGGCCGCGCTGTGGGCGCTGGCGCTCGTTCGCCTCGCATCGACAGAGGTGCCCGGATGACGCTGCCGTTGCTGTCGAGCTGGCCGGCCGTCGCCGACGCCGAACCACCCCGCCCGCTCCGCCTCGCCGCCCTCGACCTGTCCCTGCAAGCCACCGGCACCGCCGCCACCCACACACCCGACGGCCACCCCGAACTCACCACCAGCACCATCCGACCCCGCACCGACGGCCACCAACGTCTCCAAGACATCGTCACCGGCGTCGCCCGCCTCACCCGGTTCATGCCCCAACTCGTGCTGATCGAACGGCTTCCCCTCCAGTACAAGCACGGCAACACCACCGCCCGGCTGGCCGAGTTGCACGCCCTCGTCAAGCAGTGGCTGTGGACCATGGGCCTGCCCTACCTGCTGATCAACCCGGGCCACCTGAAGATCTACGCCACCGGCAAAGGCGACGCGCCCAAAGACGACGTGCGGCGCGCGATGCAGCACCGGTACCCGGTGTACGTCCAGACCTCTGACGAAGCCGACGCGCTGGCCATGCTCTGCCTCGCCATGCACGCCTACGGCCAGCCTGTTGCGGACGTGCCCGACACCCATCACCGGGCGGTCGGCATGGTGCAGTGGCCACCTCTGCCTGAACTCGCGGGAGGCGCCCACCTGGCGCCCCGCTCGGACCCGCCGCCGGCCGCGGCCGTTGATGAGATCCCCGCGGCCGGCGGTGCCCGAGCGTATCGACGCCGGCTACCGTTGCCCGGGCAACCCAACGGCCGCCCCCGGGCAAGCCAACGCACCTG